AGGTATTCTACGGCTATTCTGCTAAGATGATTAAGCTTGCTTTGATCGTCATATTTATACGAAGGGAATGTCTTCATTATATATTATACTCTCTTCTTGATCTTCGTCTTCGATAATACTGCCGCCACTCTCTAGTTCTTTGGCAGTCTTGCCTTCTATTAATTTCGCATACTTACCTATCATATTGATATTAATATAGTCCGTGGGCTCTAATCCTTCCCCATGTCTAGATATAACTGGAACTAGCTTTCTATTGCCATTTTCTGGACCATCCTTGGCGATTTCTTCGTCCGACTTCCGTTTATAAATGGTAAAGTTGCTGCAAAGCCAGATGATCCTATCCGACCCACTAGCCGTGTCTGTTGACTCTTTGGTAATACCATCTCTATTTAATTGTACAAAGGCCAAAACAGGAATCCCAAACTTGATAGCAAAATTATGCAAAGAGGTCATCATAAAACCAAGTACTTGATACTCTTTCATATCTCCTTTAATTTCTGCTGAGTCCATGATCTTTAAATAATCGTATATGATTACACAGTTTTTAGCTTTACCTTCATCATTTATCCCTACTTCTTTGGCAATCCACCTTCTAATAATAGAAAGCTGCTCAGCTAAAGGAACTCCCCCAATAGATATGTGGTAGTAAGGAATGTCTTTAACTTTTTTGACTGTTTTAAGTAGTTTTTCATGTTTATAATTATTGTTAACAAATTGTCCCGTCTCAATTTCATTGATACCAATGTCAGTAAGCATTGCCATCCCACGATCTTGATGATCTTGCTTGGTCATTTCAGTGTCTAGATTTAAAACCGGAACTCCCTGCTTGGCCATATAAATACCAGCGTTTTCAGCAAATAAAGTTTTACCAGTTTTAGGTCTCGCTCCAATAACATTAACCGTGCCTCTTCTGAGTCCGCCGCCAATCGCATAATCATAGAGTCGAAAACCAGTAGGAATTCCTACTATATCGACAGGGTCTTTTGCTAATTCTTCTAGCCTTTCTTCAGCATCGGCAAAAACTTTTTTAGGAGAGTCATCATTTTCGTTTAGCTCTTGTATAAAATCAAAGATGGACTCTTCGGCAATGCCTAAAATTTCTCCGATAGGCTCATCTCCTTTTAGTTGGAGATACCGTTCTTTTGTTTCTTCTAGTTTATCATACATACCTCGTGCTATTTGTATTTTTCTAATCTTAATCGCAAACTTTCTTACATTGGAAAGTTGTACGGGGAACTTCATAATAGCAGATAGATGTTGTACCTCTTCTTTTGCACTTAAAAAAGTATCAACACCAATCTCTTTTGAAGCAGACAAAATTGTAGGAAGATCAATCTCTTTCGTTGAATCGGCTTCGAGTACGTGTGTTAAACATCCATATATTATTTGATTTGATTCTATTGTAAAAGACTGTGGGGTTAGCAATGATGCTACTTCATAGTATGCATCTGAGCCATATCGACAGATCCCAGAAAGGATTGCTCGTTCAGCAGGTGCATCTGATAGAATCATTTAAATCTCCAAAAACGGGTTTTAGAAGCATTGATCAGTACAGTGAGGGGAACCCGAAACCTCCTGCATCCTAAAGCCGCTGACCAAACCGGCTATTTCTTATTATACTCCTCAACTCGTTGCTCGATAGGCTTTTTGTAAAATTCTTCAAAATACCAGCCGTTGTATCCCGGTTGTTTTGGCATTCTCTTTACATACAGTTCATAAACCTTCAAACATTCTGCACATTCTGCCACCGTGAACCCTCCCTGAGCAGGAGGAGGGCTATGTTTAATATAATGGGCTGTTTGGGCAGCCAAGTTCATATTGGTTCTAATACCAATAGACATGCCTTCTAGCAAGCTATAGATGGCAGAAATTTCGGATTTGGTGTGTACAGCTTTCTCTTCTCCATCTTTTATTCCCAAATAATATCCTACCACAGCCATCGCTAACAGCATACTACAGAAAGTTACGTAACTAAATATTTCTTTCTTCATTGCATTTCCTTTAAAAAAAATTTTTCAGCAATTAGGTCTAGTGACCACTTTTAACCTGATTTATATGCACAGTCGTTGCATTTAAATCTATCCCTTTCGGGAGGGATTACAAGGGGGGATACCTGCTGTGTTTTTCCACACACCCTACAGGTAGCTTCTACTTTTACGTTTCTAGTACGGCTTGGCATTTTTTGTTTAGGTCTATAGACTCCCATTTCTTTATCAGATTTTTGAGCTTCTTTTAGCTCAGACTTTTCAGCCGCACTCAATTTAATACCGTCTAGAAAATCATTTTCTTCTTTTGGAGGGGCTTCCTGCACTTTCTTCTTTCGGCGTCCGCGACCTCTCCTTCTTTTTTTAGGGGGGGATTTTATAGCCTTTTTTAATAGTCCTTCAAAGGCTTCTACTTCATCATCAGATAATGAATCTAGAAGATCTACCAGTTCTTTTCTTTTACTCATTATTAAACACCTTAGTTTTCTGAATGTTTAAATAAAGATCACTCATGTTTTTTATAGAAGAAGATAAATAAGTTAATCTATCTGCCCTCTGTTGAGCATACCTTTTGATATCGTCAATCTTTGAAGTATACCCATCCTCTTTTACAGCTTGGTTAAATTGGCTTTCCCAGGAACCTTTGTACGCTTGCTCACGCCCAGCGATAGTAGTTTTTAGTGTTTGGGCAGCCCAGTTAACTCGTGCTATCTCTCTATTATACGACCTTTGAATGTGAAAAGCAAGAGCAGTTAATAAAATACAAGCTTCTGCACATTCATTAGGGCTCAGCTTTTCTATCTGTGTTCGGGATAGCTGCAAATACTTTTTTGCACTACCCTCATGAAAGATAGGGTTAAATTTAGGAAGTCCAATCCCCTCCTCATATTCATCCAATACAGCATCAACTTTTTCTAATCGTTCTGATGCATAATCCGATTTTTCCATTGTTCCTCACCTTCATCGAAGGGTAGTTCCACATAAGTCATGTTATTAATTTCACACCATTCTTTTAAATCATTATCTCTTTTCTTCTGATTAATAAAATCCTGTCTGGAGTTATGGTACAGTGTGTTGAACTTATAATGCTGCTCTCCATGTACTTCTATAACGGTTTTAATTGTATTAATATAAAAATCTAAGGAAGCACGTTGACTTCTTTTTAATTGAATAGGAATTTCTTCTATAATTTGGAGTGCAGGGTATAATTCTTTTAAAAGAGCCCGTGCCTTAAGATGAAGTTGAGATCTTTTCCTCGTGTCCCGTCCCCGCACAACCTCGCCAGTTAATTTCCAGTGACTGACAGTGCCGTCTAGGTCTACTACTTTCATTTTTCTATTCCAACCGTGTCAAAAACTTCTTTTTCAAACTCTGCGTATTGATCAGGGTTTTCTTCTAAGAATTTTGCTAGATTGTTTTTGCCCTGAACTTTTTCTCCGTTAGGTAATTTGATCCATGCTCCAGCTTTAGAAGCAATGCCAAAGTCAACCATCAGGTCCGCAAGTTCCATCTCTTTCCAAATGCCTCTTCCATATTTTATATGACTCTCGACCTTTTGTCCAGGGGGTCCAATAGCCGAAGTTTCAATTTTCCAGTGAATAGTTTGACCAATTTGAGTATCATTCTGCATCAGGGGTTGTGAGTGAGTGGCATAAAGTTTAACATCTGTTTGGTACTTTAAGGCACTTCCAGATTTTTCTACTTTACTTTTACCTCTTCCAAAGGAAGAGACATTGGCCATCAAGTGCGTGATCCCCACCACGGTAACTTTGTTAATAGGGAGGACATTGGAAATCTTCCTGCACCATTTGGACAATGTTTTTTGTACGCTCATTACTTGGGTGTCTGTTAGATCTCCCTTTAGTTCTGCATCACTAGACAATGCAGAAAAAGAATCAACTACACAGATCGTATTGGGCTCTGTATGAATTATACGATCAAAAATACCCAAATATCCTTCGGCAGATAAAATATTCCCTTGGGAAGATCCAATAAGTGTTAAAGCTGCTTTGTCCTGGTCTAAGTCGGTGATGCCGTGTAGATCCCTGGACTTTAAACGACCTTCAATATTGCCATAATATACTTTTCTTTTTTGCTTTTGAGCGTTGCTGCAAAAGGTTAGGGCCGTGACTGTTTTACCAACCTTTTCAGGTCCTGTCATAATAAACAAGGACCCTTCCGGGACGCCTCCTCCCAATGCAATGTCAAGCTTAGGTCCTACAGATATAATATCTGCTTCGTGGTCTGTAATATAGGAGGCGTCATGTATAACTTCTCCATATTCTTTGATAAGATCATCGTTCATTCTAAGTCCTTTAATTTACTAATAATAGACTTGGTAGTTTGTTCCCTCCCAAATTTCTTGATTTCTTTATACTCACGTTTTGTAGGAGGCACTAAATTGGAACCAGGCTTGTAAATATATTTATCTATTTTGTCATGGACCCATTTCGGACGAAGACTTATGATGTATTTATTTTCTCTTAAGAAAGCAATAAGCTTAGCAGAGCCATGTTTCTGCAACAGCCTTCCCAAGCCCCTGTTGTTAATATTAGACTGATAGAATTTTTGCCATGTGGGAAGGGTGTAAAAAGCTGCCGGTAATTCTTTGTTGTCCTTGGCAGCTTTGTTTTCACATATGACTTCTATGATATATTGTCTGTCCGTCACCCAGGCAATCCCGTTTTCGTCTTTGTTAGGAGAATATCTGGATGGATAATTGCTATCGTCAGATCGTATTTTAGCCATGGATAGTATGAATAGACCTTTGAATTTTAGAAGGACTTTCGGGTTGACGATTTTCTCTGTTGTCATCTATTCTCATCGAAGCTTCAGGGGTCATAACAGCAATCCCTTTTTGACCCTTGGCAGATTTGTTAATGATTAATTGATCTCTTCTAATTTCAGCTTTAATAGAGTCTAGTGACTTTTGAACTACCTCTTGAGATCTATCTAGCTGTTTAGCCATAGCTTCAACTTCAACACCATTGGCTAACATTCCTCTAATACATGCGATTTCTGTTTGTGTAATCTTACCTTTTTTCATTATACTTCCCTTTCCGCATTGTTTAAGTATGCTTCGTTTTTAGTTCTCAAAAAATTAAGATAAAAATTAAATGCCCTTGGAGTAACAGACTGCAATGTCCAT